TGCGGCGCACGGGTGAGCCTGGTTGCATTCGTCCGTCCCGTTGATTTATACATAAAAATCCGTTACAAAATCAGAATACTCAGGCGCTCCGAAATGGATTTCCACCGGGGCAATCATCGCCCGCTTAGCGTCGCGTTTGAGCTGGTACCGGTCCCAGGTGGCACCGAACTCGTTGGCGATTACCTCGCACAGTTCGCTGCAATAGTAGTTTTTTTCGGAATCGTGGCCAATTTTAAGATATTGCAAAATCATGGCATAGTCGTAATCGCGCGTTTGCTGACAGAGATCGATAATGCGCGCATTGACCTGGCCGCGAATGAGCGTCAGTTTTTTGTGGCGTTTGATGGCGACGATTTTTTCCCGTTTGTTGTTCAGGTACCGTTTCATGCTGTGTATTTTCAGCCCGTCGTCGACCATTTCGGCCAGCCATAGCCGACTGGCCATTTCGATGATGATGGCGCAGTGGTTGGCAATTTTCTGCCTACCCGCCTCCCTAATCCCGTTTCTGTTTTTTAGTTTTGCGGTATACAGGCGAATGAGCCTGCCGGCCAGAGATGTTGCCGCGGTGCAGACGACGTCTGCCGCGCGCAGGTTGCCGTAATTGAAATCGTTTGACATATACTACCTCCTATGGTTGATAAATAACTGTATGTGAAACAGGATCCCACCCCTGGCCTCTCGGCTGTTTTCCCCTACGGCTGAAACCGGGATCATTGCCGTCGGGCGTGGTTCCCGTGTTTGGCGGCGCCGGAGCGATCGCGCCGCAAACGTTGCAGATGTTTCCGCGACGATAGTGCGACCCGCATTGCGGACACGGTTGCGGTGTTTGACGCATATCGCTCATACCGGTAGCCCAATTTTAGCGATGAGCGATTGCAGTACGCTGTCGACCTCGTCTGCGGTGGCTCCGGCGGCTTTTCGTTTGTAGAGCGATTTCCACCAATCCATGATTTTTTCACCGTAGCCGTTTTCGCGATCGCGCGAGGGCATGAATATGTAGCCGGGCTGCCGGTTTGAACGGGGTTTTAACCCGGCGTTAATGTACCGGTAAATGCCGTTTGAACCGGTGCTGTGCCGCGCCCGCCAGAACGCATCGGCGGTAAACACCCAGTAGCCGCCCAGGCGTTGGTGGATTTTCATTATGTACGCCCAGGTGATGAACTGGCCGTTGATCGTTATTCCCGGCGAGGGGGTGGTTTTTTTCGGGCGTCCGCGTGGCATGTTATACCTCCAGGTACCGGCGCAGTACGCCGATCATATTTTCAACATCCTCGTCCTGCACAACCAGAAACGGCCGTGCGGGGATGAATACCTTTTTACCGCGTCCCGCCTGCCCGCCATAATGATGAATGGCGGCGTATACCCGGTTTGACCCGATGGTGAGCGTATTGCCCGATATCTGTTTTGTAAACGACGCGGCGAGCGTGCCCCGCTGCTGCAGTATTTTGAGGCCGCCGAGTTTTCGCTGTGCCGGTTTGCTGAGGCCTCCCGATTTGGTAAACGCCCGGTTGCCGCCCAGACGGCTGATTATGGTTGCCCTGGCAAGCGGCTGCCATTTGTTGGTACCGCCTCGCACGTCTCCCGCGGCGCCATACCGCCCCTGCGCCTCGAAATTGCGGTCGATTGAGGTGAGCATGATTTCTCCGCAGGCGGCAAGCGGAGCCGAGAGGTTCATCGCACGATCGGCGAGCTCGCGCAGCATCGATTCAACCTGCGCCGATTCGAATCGTGCAGTTATCATTTTTCGCCCCCGTTAAACAGCGCGGCGATATCCGCGTCGTACCGTTTTAAATCGGGGGTAAACGCCTGTTTACCCGGGTTGTAATCCAACCCTGCATCGGGGTAGAACTCGCGCGGCTGACCATCTTCTCCCATGTATTTCAATCCGCGCACCGTCACCTGTCGTTTTGCATCGCCGCTGCCGACCACCCCGGTTTTTTCGATGTGTTTCATACCGCCGCTATTTGAGGTAAGGATTTCTCCACCGTCGCTCCCGGTGAGTGCCCGAACGCGGCTGCGGCAGCCCCAGTGGTTCGGCGGGTAGATCACATCCCATATACTATCGTCGGCGCGGAATATTTTACCATGCAGGCCTCGGCAGCGATCAGTGGTACCGCCGTCGAGTATCGAGACATACTGCCAGTAGGGCAGGTCGCGAACGGCCTCAATTTGCCCCCGATACCGCCCTGCATTGAGCGCAACCTGGGTATTGGTGCGGTAGATAGTTTCGAGGCGACGAACAGAACCCAACTGCCGCTCGATAACGTTGCCGTCGGCGTCGGTAATTTCCTCGATGCCCCACCATCCCGCTTTTTTCAGCCGGGGAACAAGCTCTTTTTTAAACTGCCCAAACGATATCGCCCGTTTAACCCGCTCGCCGCTGCTGTCGGGCATCCATTCGCCATCGATGGCTGCGGTTATCATGTTCCGGATATCCTGCAATACATCGAGTTTTGCACAGTTCGCCACGGTAAACGCCCGGGTATGCTGCTCCCTCCACACTGTATACCAGGCGCCGGATATCCGCAGGTTTTTTTTGCGCAGATACTCAACGGCTTTTGCCGGGGTGAGGGAGAACGCATCGAGAAGAATACCCATTATTTACCCGCCCTGGGCTGCGCTCCGGCAACATTCGCCAGGAGCATCGCTTTTTCGAGCGTTGCGACAATTTCGGTATCATCCATTTTTGAAAACTGCGCGGTGAGATTTTTTTGCACGTCGGCATACGAGCCTGATTCGTTGATCAGTTTTACCACCGGATCGAGCAACGCCTCGGCCAGGCGCTGCTGCACGGTTGGCGTTATGCCGGTGAGCAGGTCGTCAACGCGCTCCTGGGCGACATCGGTTGCTGCCGGTGGCGCCGCAAATTCGGCAGCAGGGGTTGCGGCCGGCGTTTGCTGCGGAACAATAACCTCTATTTCGTCATCGTCGTAATCGTAACGTCGGGTAAAATATTTTTTCGTGAGCCGCACCTGGCCGGTCTCCAGGAGTTTCGCGTCGCGATCGGCGCGGGCGGTATCTACATCATCCTCCTCGTAGAGCTCGAATCTAGGACGGTACTGCCCGAGCGTCGGGTTGAGCTCGAATATATTGTGTATCAACATATCCATGGTCTCCATGACCATGCTCGAATCATCATCGATGATGTCGCTGCGCACATCCATGGCGCCGGTTTCGTTGCCCAGGCGCCCTGGGGTAGAATCGGCAGCCGCGGCATGGCCGAGGATACATTTGGATATTTCGCCGTCGTGATACCGTGCATGGCGTTCGTAAATGTCCGATGATCCTGTTCCTCCCGCTGCCTGTTCGAGCAGTTCTACCGATGCGTCGTCGGGCACTACGGCAATGGCGTCGCGCACCATGTTCGACAGCGCCTCGGTGAGTTCCTCCCGCTCGGGGTTGCCGGCATTACGCGGCAGTTTGCCAATAACATGCGGCATCCCGAATTTTTCCAGGAATATTGCCCAGCACTTTATGCCCCCTTTTTTAAACGTGGTAGGCCAGAACGAGAGCGAATACTGCGCCTCACCGTAGGGGTTGCTGTACGATGCCTCGTACCGCGCCAGCAGAAATTTATACGGTTCAACCTCGTCAGATGTAAACGTATCCTGCCGCCGCAGCCGCAGTTCGTTGTTCTCGCCAAAACAGAACCACTCCGGCGGTTTGCCGGCAACCGTAAACGGCAGCAGCAGGTTTCCCTCGCGCTGCCAGAGTATTTCGAGAGGTTTATACCCGTACCCCCAGCCGTCGAGCATTTCGCGGATCATGGTGCGCACCGGGAGATTCTGAAACAGTTTATCGATAATCTCCGTTGCCGCGGGCGTGGCGTTCCACTGCTCGATTTTCCACAGGCGTTTGAGCACCCCGGCCTTTCTCGATTTACTGCACGCGGAAACATGCGGCTCGCGTTTGATTTCATCGAGAATCTCGATGCGGCTCGACGTTTTGCGCAGCACCGGATCGGGATTCGGCAGCGCGTCATAAATTTGCAGCCACGGGGCGACGTTCTGCCGGGTTGCCACCTCGGTAGAGAGTTTGTTGTTGCCCATGGCGGCAAATTCCGCCTGCAATT